TGTCACTGGTGCAGTTTTGAATGTAAGGACCTTTCCATTTTCCACCACCAACATTAGTTGCACCAGCAGATGGAAATGCGACGGCAGCAGCAGGAGCAGTATGACCAGAGAATGTCATGTTTGCTAACTTACATGCTTTGTTGACGTGGAAGATATCTTGTGTGGTATTACTTGGAAGAACTTTCACAGTTCTCTGGTCATCACCAACAACAGCAACAAATGCTGGAAGTGTGATTGGATTATTCTCAACATAGTTGCCTGATAATACCTTAATTACTGATCCAGATTGTGCTACTCCAACAGCACCAGCAATAGTCAATTTAGCATTATCAATTGATGTTCCATTATTGGTATCATCACCATCTTTAGCAACATAGAAAACATTAGGTGCAGAGTTGATACCAGTAGCACAAGCATTAATAGTGACATTATTGCCAAGAATAACCTGAGAGTTGGTAATAGTAACTATACCAACACTTACTGTATTGTTGTCTCCATCAATAGTAACAGAAGCAGTACCAATAGTCAGAATGCCTGTAATTCTAGCGTCACCATCAACTAAAAGTGCTGTAGAACCAGTGCCTACGTGAACTGTACCAACACCAGTGCTAATCGTAGAAACTCCGGTTACATTGATACCACCTGCTAAAACATCAACTCCACTTCTTGCGGTTATAATGCCGATGGAATCTAAGTTTTTAATATCTTCTTTGGTGATCGTGCCACCAACACTCAGGTTACCAGTAAATTGGACATCACCATCAACGTAAAGTGATTTCCCAGTTACAGCAGATGAGGTATTAATTCCAACAGATTTGTTAGTAGAAATACCAATGCTATCAGTGTGCCAAGTTCCTCCAGCACCAACACTACCACCCGGAGCAAATTTAAATTTCTTATGCTTATCCTCTCCGGTTTGACTTAAGTCAATCTGAAGAACCATTCCATCATAGGCATTGATGTTTGTAGCAATGCCTGCGATATCGTCAAGATATTGAAGTCTCGTTTCACCACCACCGCCTATGGTAGAAAGTTGAGTTGTGATTCTATTGATGAATAATCTATAGTGATTTGACAGGTCATCAAGAGTCGCAAACTTTTGATCAAGTGGCGTTAATGCGTCAGTTTGATTTCCTGCAGTCTCTTTTTCGCTAGGAGGTTCATTAAGAAGGTAGTTTTCCTTCAATATTTTTTGATCTTTCTTAATTAAAGATGATAGTTCATTTAATTCTTCTAGACCACTTTTAAGTGAGGATATGTCGCCTTTAATAGATGAAATATCTTCATCATAATATTTTACTTCAGGAAGTGTATCAACAGTTTCTTTCAGTTCATTGAAGAATTTGAGAATAGACTCATCAGCCTTAACACTCTGCTCGTCAATTTTCTCAATTTGTTTCTCAAGAGACTGTTTAAGTTTATTCTGTTCGCTGAGAATAGACTTCTTTAATTTTTTATCATCATCCTTGAATGTATTACGAAGTTCCCATATTCTAATGGAAGATTCTTTAATTTCTTGATATATTTTATCCTTAGTTTGTGTAATCCTATCGTTAGTTAGATCAAGATTTTCATTAAGATTTTTTACATCAACTTTGAATTCAAATTCTTTAACTTCAATAGACTCATTAATTACACTAACTTCACGATCAATCTTTTCTTTGATTAAATCGAGGTGACCTTGAACTTTTCTAAAGTCCTCATCAATGACACCAAAGGTTTTTCCAATCCAAGAAAAGTCTGGAACCTCATTTATTTCATTAACCCACTTTGGAAAGGTGGGAATATCCTGATTTACCTGTTCAATTCTTGACTTTAGAGACTTTAGGTCTTCTTCATAATATTTTACCTCTGGAAGATTGTTTATTTCTTCCTTAATATCGGTAATTTTATCATAAATTGTGTTAATATCATGGTCATAGTACTTGACCGTAGGGATTTTTGACTCAATTTCAGATAATTTACCTTCAAATTCTTCATTTTGTACATTTAAGACATCAATTTTATCACTCTTTACATAATCTTGTTCAATTTGTAAGATTTTTTCACTTATTTCACATAATTCAGTATCATAATACTTAATTTCTGGTATTTCAGGTATATTTTTTCTTACATCATTAACAAGACGCACCAGTTCTGCCCATTCTGGTGCTTTTACAACGTCTATCACTTCCAGAAATGACTCACCATCAGCATTTTCTATGGTTTGAGTCTCTTCTTCAAGGGTATTATGATTTGATTTAGCAATATATTCTTCTACTGAAGGTAATTCTTCTTTCTTCTCTAAGAAATCCTTATAAGAAGGCAAATCACCATCTCCAAGGTAATCATTTATTGACGGCAACTCTTCTTTGGACATCTTATTAGTAGATAATACTTCGGGATTTCTCTCCCTGTGTATTATTTATCTTGTTGAGCTTGCTTCAACATTTTCTGAAGGTCAGCAGTAGATCCAACAAACAAGGCATTATTGACTGTGGTAGGTCCTTTTTGATCTTTTTCTTCATTAACATCCTTCAGTTTTTTCTGAAGATCCATCAATTTATCTGTCGCATCAGAAACATTCTTGATGAGTTGACCAGCAACTTCATATGCTCTAGGCATTTCGCTTTCTTGAGCAAGTTCAAGAATACCGTTTATTGCTTCTTGACCTTTTTCAATAATCGAGTAGAGATTACCCCTCGTATATTCATAATCTTTACGGATATCTTCAGAGGAAGATTTAATTTGTTCGATTTTACCATCAACCTTTTCTTTTACTATTTCTGTCGGTTCAACGTCAAAGGTTTCATCCAACTTGTCATACTTTTTTGTCATAATAGTCATTAGATAAATCCACCATCGAATCCAAAGTTATCCCCAACTTCAATAAACGATGTATCAGCAACTGTAATTCCATGTACCGCTGCTCCAGAAACGTGAGTTTGGAGAGTCGTTTGATCTTTTGCTCTATCAACAGTTAGTTTATTGCCAGTGATATTTCTGACATACATCAATTCTTCATCGATGTAGATATCAGTATCTACCGTAATCTTCGTTCCATCAAGAACTTCAATTACAGTATCCTCATCAGTAATATCTGCTGCCAAGTTAGTAACAATAACACCGTCATAATCTTTGAGTGCTCTTGGTACAACTTTATAGTTAACGTCTCTTTCATAAGATGGGGCAGATCCCTTAACAATAGATCTAGAACCACCAATATATCCAATGTTGACCTTATCAATGATGCTAGAGGATACATCTCTAACAGGACCATACATATTAACTTTGGCAGTAAATCTAAATGTATAGACTAATGCCCTTCTTGTATCAAAATTCCCCTCATAATCATCCTCCATTGTGATATTATCCATCACAATAGGAACGTTCATAATCTCATTTACACAACCGAGTACTTTAATGGGGATCGTATAACTTGGTGCGAAATAAGGAAGAATTTGTTCAGTAATTTGAAGCATATCATCATTGAGTTTTGTCATTGCTGACAACTCAAATGTCATATTATATGGTACAGGCATATATGTCTTTTTTACTTCCGTACCATCAGCACAAGTCGCTACAAAATTTGATGTCTTTGATACTTTTCTTTCAGGATCATAAACTAGATCAATAAATTCAAATGCCATTCTCGGAAGTGTCATCTGAACAGGAGTGTTTAGTTTAGGAGTCTGTTCTAATCTTGCTAAAAACTTCTGTGTAGGACCATAAGCAAGCGGAACTTTAATCACACTCCAAACATCATCATCACCATCTTTATGTTTTATCTGTATGTCGTTGAATAACGAACCAAAAGCAATGATGGTCGATCTTAAGATCTCGTTATAAAAATATTCAAACATTGCTCTCCATTCTTATACGAATATAGTACTATTTAACCTTATTAATTGTTAAGGCATTCCGAAAGGATTTCTAGTGCTAAAATCTATAATAGAGTCTGCTTCTCTCTCTATGTTGTCGTTGTCGGCAAATGGTGTCACTTCATCATAAGATCCAACATCTGTACCGACTTTACTGACGACTCCAACTGCCCCAGATTCAGAACCAGTGATTGATTCACCGGCAACAAATTCTTTACTAACAATAGCAATCTCAAGGGTATTTGCCACAGCGTCATATTCTTTGACTCTTGCTGTTGCTCCTGATGTTCCGCCTGTTACAATTTCATTGTATACGAACGAACCACTTGAAGTTGTAACACCAATGTAAGAAGGAGCTTCAATTACAACTTCTGGTGTCAATACATACTGAGCACCAGCATCAGATAGAAGAATAGAAGTTACAAATCCGGCAGTGTTGATACTACTAATCCCAGTCGCTCTAACTACACCCTCTACTTCAGTAGAGTAATTCTTTTCCGATGTATCATTGCTAATAGTGATAGTGGGTGCGGTTAAATAACCTCCTCCACCATATGTTACAATAATACCAGTCACAATACCACAATTCTGAATACCAACCTCCACTGTCCTAGTGGTTGTAGCAATACCAGTAGTAGAATTATTGATAACAATTAATGATGAACCAATACTTGTTACAAATGTATCTGATGGAATAATTTGAATAGAAGGTTGTGGATGATCATATCCTGTTTCTAAACGGACTCTATCACCAATAATCATATTGGTTGTATTGATACCAGTAATTACTGCTGAACCAATACCAATTGTTCCTGCTGTCTTGATTGAGTCATACCTAATTGTGGCAATACCAGTAGCAAGAAACTCTGTACTAATACCACCAGGTCCTCCAACAAATACAGTTGGGGTAGATACATAACCAAATCCACTACTACCCAAAGATATCGTATTGACGGTTCCAGCAATAGAAACTGTTGCCGTCGCTGTTGCTGCTGATGCTCCTGTAGAACCAGTGAAAGAGATAGTTGGTCTCACTGTATATCCAGCGCCAATTGTTGCTCCTGTTCCCACACACCAGGGTTTGGTGGCAGTATTGAAACCAACTGCCGTCACAATACCAAGGATTGGATGAATAGTAGCAATACCAATGGCAACTTCTGATGGTGTATCGGTTCCTGTACCTATTCCAATACTAACAGTTGGTGCTGTTGTATATGCTCTGCCAGTTGTAGTAAATGCTACTGAATTTTCATCAACACTTGATCCAACATCACCACCACCATTATCAATGGTAGCAGAAGCAAAACTAAATCCTGGATGATTAATAGTTACAGTTGGAGGACTAGTGTAAAATCTACCACTATCGCCAATTGAAACTTTCTTAACCGTACCACCTGCGAGAGAGATGGGATCCATAATCGCTGTTGCGGTAGCAGCATCTCCTGATCCAGTTGGACCAGCAAAGGTTACAGTAGGTGCTTGCTTATAATAAACACCACCTGTTGTTCCATGCGGGAACAGATAAGTAGCGATGCCAACACTAACAGTACCAGCGATTACACTTGAACCTGTTCCGATAGGATATTCAATGGTTGCTGTAGCCGCAGCACCAACATGCTTAGGTGTAGAGATGCCAACTTCGGGTGCTCTTAAATATCCTCCACCGCTATTGGCAATAGAAACGGATTGTACGGATGTGGTAGAAACAAGAATAGAAGTTCCTGCTGCTCCACTCCCTTTAGAACTATGGAATGTAACTAGAGGTGCCTCTGTGTATCCACATCCAGAGTTTGTAAGATTAATGGATATAACTCTACCGGTCTGTCCATCGCATCCAACATAGTCAAATGATAGTGAGGCGAAACCAACTGCCGTTGTGCCTCCATCTGGAGCAGATGAGAATGCTACACGGGGTGGATCGACGTAACCTTTACCCATGTTGGATAGAACAACCTTTCCAATTGAACCGCCAGTACACATACTAGCGTTAGACGTTGCTTGTGTCCCTACACCAACTGCCAAGAGTCGCAGTGTAGTGATATTTCCAATTTGTTCAATCTCATCATCAATAGTCTCAACGCCAGTATCAATGACTTCATCTTCATATCTGAACAGTTCACATCTTAACTGATAAACGTAGTTCTTTTGAAGTTGATAGAAGGGTTGCTCATGCTCTACATATTTGATTTCAAACAGTCTTTCACCTAGAGGGAAGTAAATTAAATCTCCCTCTTTAGGTCTGGTTGCTAACTCAACGTTGGGTAAGTTCTTAATTAGTGGTGTAATATAGTCTTCAAATCTTTCTCTTGAGACGATGAGTGTTAAATCATCCTTCTCTTGGATGCCAAACTTTGAAAGGATAGTCCCCTCTCCAGCATATCCATCATAACTATCCACATATGCCTCAATAGGATAGGCATTGTCAAACTCTGATTGAATTACTTCTTTGATTACAGTAAACTTCGTCAGGTATTTGCGAGGCATATAATATACCTCAATACCATACATTTTAATCTGTTCATTGACCAGGCTTTGGATTAAACTTTGCTCGCCTGATGTGCCGTTCTGAAAAAATGGATTAAGCATATCATCAACCAATCAAATCGAGTGGTGGTAACTCGTATGTGCTCAACATCTTTGCTTTGATTTCGTCGAGTTCTCTTTGACCATCGTCATAAATCTGTCTACCATTAAATTCAATACCACCTGGTAGTTTGACTCCAGTAAACTTCATGAGGTTTTGACCCCACTGACGCTTGATTAGGGACGTTAGATACGGTTTGATGAAAGAATCGTTCCATACTCTTGGATAATCATTACCATCCATGACTGACCAACAATCAATAATTATAAACTCTCCCTCTTTTAATTCTGACCAATCTACGTCAAGATACATTCTATCTTGTCTTTGGTTAAATCTAATCTGCTTATGAGTATTGAGTAAAAAGTTTATCGTTTCTATGTACCCCATAGTCATTGAATACGAAGTAAGATCATATCCAGTTGATCCACTTCCTTGTAGACCAACAATATCATTAAGCATCAACTGATACTTCAAATTAAACATTCCCGAGGATAATCCCTCATTGTATTGAAATATTTTATTAACTCCAATAATTGAGGGAGGAATTTGTATGTAATTACTATTTTGATAGTATGTAAATGTTGTATTGGTTCCAGCAATGTCAGCAGTTGCTGCGATATTAGTTATACCTGTTGTTCCGCCAGTATCGCTAGGCGGAGCACCTGGAGGTCTTGCTTGTCCTCTTTTAACATCTTCTTCAGTTATTTGATATTTAAGATATACCTGTGTTACTCCATCAAAATGTCTCTCTTGAAAAAACTGTACCGCATCATCAACTAAATCTTGCAGTTGTTCTTCAGCAACATTGATTTCAACAACTGGTGCACCCAATTGCCTTAAGCAATAATCGATAAGTTCTTGTCTAGTGGATGGTTGCGCCATTATGAGACATTACTTTTTTACTATTTAGTTAGGTCGTAGAAATCCCTGTATATACATTGATGTTGCCTCTGGCAATACTATAAACGCTACTTCCTACAGAAACAAAGATATCATATACATATCTTCCACCCTTTATTTGTCTATTGGTGGTATCAGGTAATGTAATCTTAAATTCACCAGCACTAGCACTTGTAATTGATTCTGTAAAGTTTGCCACTACATCCATCGACGCTGCTTGACCAGCGGATTTCATCATTCTTGAATACACCGTATGGGAGGTCAAATCATAGTTTGACCTATCGTTGTTCAAAATCTTGAATGTCTCTTCAAAATCAGCACCAGTATACATTGTAAGATTGACACCATAGGGTGTTCTTACTGTGGGGTCAAAGGTGATTGTATTATTAGCCATTTGTTAGTGACCTTAGTAAAGATTTGATTTCATCTAAATCACCTTTAATATTATCAACTTTTTCTTCTAGTTGATCGACTCTTTCTTTTTCTGATTTGAGTCTATTTCTAGCATTCATATAGTTGGTATAGTCAGTTTTGTTTGTATTGATGATGGCTCTACTGCTTGAATCGCGGTAGAGACCATCTTTTCCTTCTACTGGTAATCGTTCCATTATACTGCGGCAATGACTCTAAAGTTTCTAAATTGCGGAACAATCGCCTGGTTTGTTGATGTTCCGACAATCTTGATTCTGAAGAAGTTGAATGGGTCTAACTCATCAATGGAGAACTTATACTCCTTAAACAAATTCAAGGAAGGTAGTTGAGTGTAAATGTCCGATTTGGGAATAAACACATCAGGTCCACCATCAGCATTAAAAGGTTGAACGACCTTTCCAAACTCATCGGTATTATTGATACCAGGGAATGGTGTAAAGATACATTCTTCCGCTGGAAGATCCTGATTAACAGCGTAGAACATTCTAACGTCATTGAAGTTAGAGACATATCCATCAATAAAGACTCTCAGTGATGTGGCAGGGTTCTCAAGAACAATGTTTTTAGTAACGTACATGAGACTGTTAGGGTCATTAGGAATATCCTTAACTCTAACGTCACTCTTATAGTTAGTAATTGGTTGGTTTGTTCTGTTAGAAACAAAAATAACTGATGCATGATCTAGATCAATAGCAGGTGAAATCCTAGCATCACTTGTATTTAAGTTTACATTCATTGTCATTGACTTTGATCCAGGCAAAGCATTCAAATAGGTTCTTTCGTTAACGGGTGAGACAACCATTCTTTGTGTTTCAAAATAGTTCTGCTCGTTCAGAGAAACCTCCTGATAACCTTTATCGAGGAATGAAATTTCTGTTCCATCAACACTAGTTTCCGAAATAGTTCTAATAGATGCGTTGAGAGAACTACCAGATGGAGAAATACTTCTAAGGTTAGGAATAACCATAGAGTATGGTAGATTGTATGTGCCTTTAGCAGTAATACCACCACCTGTGGTTCTCTTGGTGAAGTAACGCGAGGAGAAAGAAGAAGAAGTAGCACTTCTATCTGTTCCACTCTGTGCCATGTTTACCTTAACGTGATAGGAGTCAATATCAATACCATTAGTAATTTGAGAATCAGCGAACAAATGCTCTTTGTTTATTCTTCTCAAGGACACACCACCAAACTCATATCTGAATACAAGTTCATTGAGTGCATGAGACGCAGGTAAAGTTCCATCTACACCTCTACTTGTTATACCAGTTAGTGTATTTCCGGCAACTCCAGTATATGAGATGATTTCATTACCAATCTTAGCATATCCAGGATTAGTGACACTAACAGGAATACCCTCAAAGTCTGCCATATTAGCGGTTGTGCCGACAGAGATAGCACTATTGGCAGTTCTACCATACTGAGATGCCAAAGCAGTAGCTGGGATGTCAGAAGAAACGTTTTGAATAGTAACTCTGTTTGTGTCAGCATACATTCCATGGTTTCTCTGGAACACCTTAAGGTGTAGTCCATCATCTTGAGGATTGACTCTCGCGTTCGCAAGAGGAACTACACTTCCACCAGTACCGACATTTACATCAGATGTAATACCCGTTTGCGTGGTGAATCTTAGATAGTTACTTGCTCCATAAAGAAGTTCACCCTGAACATTAGTTACTTCAATCTCATTAAATCCTAGGAGTTCCTGAACTGACAACTTCATATCGTTACCAATCACACCAAACCCAACTAGATTTCCTTGGACAGGTGCCAAGACATCCGCGATGTTATAACCATTACCACCAGTACTGATGGTAGCAGCAATCGCAACACCACCAAGAGTAGTAATATCTGCTTTAGCATTAATGCCATTTCCAGTGATTGAAGTAAGAGCAACCCCTGTATGTGTAAATTGACCGGCGGCAGGAGTATATCCAAGACCAGGATTTACAAGTGACATTGCTCCCGTCGCTGAACCAGCAAGTCCAACAACAGTTCCTTTGAAATCAGAACCGATCTGAATAAGGTCGGTCCCTGAACTAAGATTGTTTCCAGCAGTATTTCCACTGTTACTAATTGTTGTACCAAGACCAACATTCATTGATCTTGACTTAACAGAAATACCATTTTTGGTAATCTTTTCAAGATCCGTTGGGAGATTTGGATTAAAGAATTGAACCAGACCGTTGGAAGTAAAATTACAACGATATGCTACAAACTTAAGATCCTCATACTGACTAGGAGTCCAAACTCTGGCGTTCTGTGACTTGAATAGAGAACCAAGGAGTGGTTGCTCTGTGACCAATATCTGTCCCGCTTCTGTTGCTTGTGTGGTTACATCAGACTCACCGACTCTAGAAATCCAAACATTATATGAAGTGACATCAGAGAGAACCGTAATGGCATACTCAGTTTGTGGATTTAGATATACTGGAGATGGGAATACAAAAGACGTTGGAACTGTTCCATCTTCTGAAACAGCAACTTGACTCGGCTCAAGTACAACTTCAGAGAAAGGTACAATAACCTCTGATGGAGTTCCAAGTCGTGTTTCACGAATTTGAAGTGTGACAGGAAGATTATTATCCTTCGACTGGAAGAATAATTCAAGTCTACTAATGTATACACCTGTTTCGTCGTCAACAAAGAATGTTTGCGCCAGAGGGTCACCACGACGTGGACGTGGTGGATCTGGTGGTCTTGGTGGTGGAGGTGGGGGTGGTATTCTTACTGCGTTAATATTTTGTACGATACTTGTTTGATCAGTTTCACCTGCTAAGACTCTTGTTTGAGGGTCAAAGTCGATAGTGTCAACGGAAGCATTTCTAAGAGAAAGTGTAACTTCTTGAGTATTATCAAGATCTCCTTGAGAATAAAAGATTTCTTCAGCACTAGAAGAAACTGATCCACTAATGTTAGAATTAGTGGAACTACTGCTTAGTTTAAAGTTAGATCTACCAGTTTCAAATGTGGGATTGGCAGTATTGGAAGAATCTGGAACTCTATACGAACCAATTACAGTACCAACTCGGTCTGTAACAAGTGCTAATCTAGAAACAACTGCTTCTGCTCCACTTGTCTGACCTCTAAGGATCATTCCCTGTTGAATATATCCAGAGAACTGAGATTGATCTTCAGCGGCAAGAGTATCAGTATCAACATTCAGAAGTGTTGATGACTCTGTATATGCTGTAGCAATTGATGAAGTTCTATCATAAGGATTACTATCAAAGACATCAGATGGTTCATTGAAAGAACCATACTTATGATTAGCAACACACGTTCGGAATGTAATAGAAGCAGAACCCGCAGATGACGACTCTTCTGTATCTAATGCCGACTGCATTACACCTACTACTGTTTCACCTGTCTGGAAAACTCCAGATGTCATATTAATCTCAATCAGTTTTGGAACAATAAATCTATTAATATCTACTGCATCAAAGAACGAATACATTCTTGTGAATGGTTTCAGTCTCTTCGCAGTAAACTTAATATTGCGAGATCTCATAAAGTGAATGATCTCTCTATTCATCACTCTATTGCCAAGACTTTCAGTATTAATTACTTCATTAACTGTTTGTTGACTACCAGTTCTTTGTTGGTTTAATGAAACAGATCCATCAAGAACAATGCTCTCAACAGTAGTTCTAGCAGAATCGATTCTATTATTACTAACACCTTGTGACGCAAGTATAGCATCACCATTTCCTTGATTTCCACGCGCTGCTGCTGCGTTTAGTGATTCTGTTCTTTGTGATAGAGAGATATCGAGTTGAGCACCAACGGTCTCCCAAGAATCCCAAACAACAGGAGCAACACCAATTCTTGATCCATCTTCGGCAGTTTCTACTTCTGCATCAATCAAACTAGCAATACTTGAAAATGCTCCTTCTTGAAGAACATCACGCACTTCAAGTTGATTTGTATCAATCCAAACATCGACAGATGGCTCAAGATCAATTGAACCATTGTAAAAATTAACAAGGAAAGGAGTTACATTTTCAACTCGTGTTGCGAATGGTTGCTCCAACCAGTTAGTGTCATTATAATCAAGAGTGAGCATATTGCCCGTTCTACGGACACCAGCACCAAAGATACTGTTTCCAATGCCAAGTTGTAGATTAAATGATGTCGTATAGTGAGCAGGTCTAAGAATTTTCTTCTTAGGATCAACAGAGTTTCTAATACCAATGCTATCATCTTGTGGAATTCTAGTTGAGAAATTATCAACAAAAATACCTGACTTAAATCTATTCAGACCATTCGTATCAGGAACGAACGTATTAAGTGTTGATTGCTCAAGATTATTCAATGAAGTATAGTACTCAAGATTCTTAACTCTTTGTTCAATTTTAGCGATATCCATCATCTGATATCTCTTGTGATCGATAAAGTTTAATCTGGCATCTTTTACATTATAAAGATAAGCGGGCATAAAGATGTTAGCAATATTCAGACCATCAGAGACTGGTGTTGGAAGTTTGGGAACGTCATCGGGAGAACCAGTTACGATAGAGAATGAACCGTACTTATTAACATAAAGTCTATCTGCTCTTGCCAGATAATAATTATATGAGAGTGATAATGATTCATCAGACGCCAAAACGTTCTTTGAACTATGCTGACCTCCATTAAAGTTTCTTCCGAAGAATTCAAGAGGAGATCTTGTACCAGCAGCGACACTGTAATTACTTACGCGAGGTCTAGCATCAATAATATCAGTTACTCTTCTACCATTGACAAGTGAGATTTCTTTAGAGTAATTAAAAGAATTATATGAATTTACCGTGGTAATATCTCCAGTATCTCCACTCTCATAATATGCATTAGAGAAATATACTTTAAGTTTTCTAGAGGGTGCGGGGAAATTACCTTTTCTAACAATTCTTGAGAAATCATAGAAAGAAGACCTTTGACCTTTTGCCAAAGTGTAGTTTCTAGAAACATTTTTAGAACCAGCACTAATAGACGAAATATTACCGGTAACCGTTGAATCAGCGAAACTCACAAGTTCACCGGGTTCAAATACAATATCATTCAAATAGATATAACCAATTGAATTATCTGTCAGTTTATCAATTAATCTAGCCTTTGATCCACTGGTGCTGCCCGTAATTATCTCCCCTATGATTAGATCATTTGTAGTTGCTGAAGGACCATTCATTGAAGAAATGGCAGCATTCGGAGACTGTGGATCAGTTGTTTCATTTGCCTCAAAAATACCATAAATGTCAATCACATCAGGCACATTGAGACTGATAGTGGAGTCTTGTACTCTTGTTCCAAATGCGTATGCACCAAAAGATAAACCATCATTCAGAGTCGCAGTTCCAACACCAGATGCACTGTTTGTTGACTTGTTAACAATAAGACTATTGTTTTGTTTTAACTTAATTTTTGATGTAACATTGGATTTTCTGACTGTGGCGATCAGTTTAGAATTAGGATCAGAACTACTTAATCCTTTAAGTTGGAGTTGTGTAGAACCAACAGTGAAAATAAACTTGTCAGAAGTTAACGCCTCTGTTGAACCATCTGATCTAATTAATGAATATCTTTCTTCATCAAAAGCGAGGAAGACTTCTTTAGTTGGATCATTAACTTGTATTACTTGAGACTCACCATCAGAGTCAATCTGAATATCAAAGTTATCTCTGATTATAAGATTACCATTTGAAAGGTCAACCGATGCTACATTTTGCTTAGCAAAAGCACTAAACACTGAATCATTACTAGCAGCATTGCCAGTTCCTGTAGATCCCTGAAGTCTACTAATAGCAGTCGTTAGATCAGATAGAGAAGCATTAGTTGTCGGTGGGGAACCCTCACATACGCCTGGAACAGTGGTTACACCAATGACAGTAACATCAGCACCATTTACTCCAGTTACTCTAACTAAAGTTGGATCGTTGTTCTCGGCAAGAGTAAATCTAAGTATGTTCCCTGATGTAACAATTCCGACAAAACCACCAGCATTGAGTGATGGACTTGTGATTGTTGATACACCTGTATTGTCTCTTCCCGTGATTGAAGCGATACCAATAGAGATTCCCTGATGTTGTACTAGATCAGCACTAAACGTTGTAGCTGCCCCTACACCATCTACAAATACAGATTTTACATCTGAAATAGTATGATTATCAATATTAGTGATAAATCTTGAATTATCAAGAACGCCATTAAATTTAATTCTCTCTCCAAAAGTAAAATCGCCCTGCTTACTATATGCCGTCAGGGCGGTTCCAGCATTAACATCATATCTTAAAAACGCACTCGCTCCACTTGATTCACCTTCAATGTGAATAGAGTTTGAAGCGTTCAAAGTAATGCTAATATTAATATCAATGTCTGTATATGTTTGAACATCAAACATTGACAGGTCCCACAGATTATCCTGTGGTGATGAAGTATTATATGAACCAGATTCTAGAACAAAGTCATAAAGTCTAGCAACACCAATTTCTTCTCCAGGTGCTTCTGTAGCAATTCCACCAACTCTTTGATCTCTCAGACTTAAAGTTGTAGATGTATTAAAACCTACTACGGGAGAACCATTAACATTATTAACTTCAATAGTTGGTCCAAAAGCAAAGTTTACTGCTTGGTTTTCAACTAAACGAGTTGTTCTAGGTTTTTCAACATCAATAATTGATGGAGATCTAACCTCAACCCCATATCCTTTGACATATGCCTTACCGGGAGATACCTT